TTCTCGGCAGCCTCGTCCCTGTCTAGGATTTGAATGGTAACATCAGACCAATCGACGTGGGCGTCAAAAACGAGACCATCTGGTCCATTTCTATTTTTCGCAACAAAGATGCGACCTTTGTTTGCTTGCTTGTCTTGCACTGTTCTCGATAACGAGAAGATGAAGTCTGCAACAAAACATTTGTTAAATGCTTCTGAGATTGACTCCATTGTGATGACTTCTGCATTAAGTCCTCCACGATTAGTCTGTGAAGCTGTCCACACTGGAATTTCATAGGTTTGAGCGAGACCGCGCAAGCCCTCATAAGTTTCTTCCAATTCGTGTCGCTTTTCACCAGTACTCCGTGGTGGTCGTAATAAGTCAGCATAATCCACCAGAACAAGGTCTGGTTCAATTCCTCTCTTTCTCAATTTCTCAATGTGATTTTTGAGAGTTGATACGGAGGCAGATTTGGTTGGATACTCTTTAATTATTAGAGTTCCATCTAAATTTTTCACTTTATCAACAATTTCTTTTTGTCTTTGGTGGTGCTCTTGGAGTGGGACATCAGTTATGCAACAGTCAAACCGTTGACCAACAACCGTATCTTTAAGCTCCAAAGTATAGTAAACAACTGTCTTTCCAGCCAATAATGCCTGTGTGGCTAGATGGACCAATACCATCGACTTTCCTGCTCCTGTGGGAGCTACAACGACGCCTAGTTCGGATTTTCCAAGACCACCTTTTACAATCTCATCCATTCGAGGCCAACCAGTCGAAGTTGGATCCCGAGAAATGAACTCAAATCTTTTTAATAAATCTTTTCTAAAATCATGACCAAAGTTGTTATCAGTACCAAGCACGAGAGCGTCCTTGATCAACTTCTCTATTTCTTCGAAAGACGATGATTTAAGTAATTTTGCCGACTTTATCATTGCACCTTTGAGAACTTGCTTACGACAGAAGTCAATCGACTTATCTTTTATGTACTCAGCTTCTTCAACGCCGTCAGAAGTATGTATTCGGGCATAATACTCCCTTACAGCATGTGCAGTTGCTTTATCATGATGATTCAACTCTGTTCTCAATAGAGACATCATCACCTCAGAATTAGGGTGAGTATTGTATCGATCTCGATAGTCAATCAATGTTTGTGAGAAAATCTGTAGATATTTCTTCTCAAAGAAGTTAACATCCAAGACCTCAGTGATTTGGTCAAAGAACGGTCTGTCCTCTAACATTAATTGGCATAATTTTTCCTGAAAGTTCTTTCCGAAGCGGAAAAAGGTCTCGCTTGTTGATAATTCATTCATTTGTCCTCCGAATTTTTGTGTATGCTTAAATATAACCTATCTTGACGCAGTTGTCAAGTATTTTCATCTTTTTATTTTACGAAAAATCTGCAATAGGTCTGTGAAGTTGAGATGGCCGGCATCATCGGCAAACAACATTTGTGTGAACTTGATTTTATCAAAGTAAGGCTCAAAGTCCCTCACAGCATTATTAATCAATTCTCTGTTCAGTGGGCGGATGTTCGGATGGTACAGTTGCATGATCCGATAGTTGCTTTTAATAAGTTCCTCGGAACTTTTGACGTTCTCATGGATTTTTAGTTTCTTAGGTACCATCAAACACTCTCGCACAATGTCTGCGACTTCATACTCATCCTCTCTACCTAAGAAAGAGAATCGTTTTGCAATAGTCTTAAGCCCAGCGCCTTTAACGCCCGGCAAATTGTCCGATGCATCACCAGCCATTGCTCGAGCAAGGGCAAAGTTGTTGGGGTGGATCTTAAATTCCTCGATGATTGTCTCATGGGTTACAATTTTCTTCTGAATTGGTCGGTAGATTTGAACATCTGGTCGACATAACTGAAAGAAGTCCTTGTCTGATGAGATAATCGTCTTTTTCCAACCTTCATAACGAGGATTATTGATAACGTGTGCGATAATGTCGTCTGCTTCTGTAAAGTCAGCGATAAGCTGGATTACAGGCATTTGATTGAGGTATTCCATCAAGCGAACTTGTTGGTGACCTTTGTTGGCTAATTCTTGATTTTCGGGCAACGCAATCATTCTACGATTAAATCTCACCGGTTTTCGTCCAGCCTTGTAGTCCTTGTTCATAGAACGCTTTCTCTGAGAGCCTTCATGGCCATCCCAAGCGACTATGATCTCGTCAGCGTTAAAGTCCCTAGAGACCTTCTGAAGGCTCTTTAAAAAGCCTATGGTGCCTCCTATAGGCATGCCCTCTTTATCAAGATGTGGGCTTACCACATAGCTGCGTAGAAACATGTTTAGTGCGTCAATAATAATAACATTTTTCATTTGTCCTCCAATTTGGTTAATTTTTTTGCTTGCTCATCATAGACAAATGTGACCTTGTCTTCTTTAATGTTTTCCCAACTTTCTCTCGTACAAATCGAAGATCCCTTACAAGGAAAAGCTTGTTTAAAAATCCAGCTTCTTCTTTGCATGCCGAGACTTGGGGGGCTGAAGTAAACGTAATTCGGAAACCAAATGTGGTCGCCCTTGAATACACATTCAAAAATGTTTTTTTTCATTTGTCCTCCAAACTTTTGATGAAATCTATGTCCACGCCCATGGTGTCGAACCACCACTCTTTAGACTTGTTTTGATACTTTGCTTTGTTTTTATTTCTGTTGTAATTTTCTATAACCTTGTCTTGGCGTTTTTTCTCTTTGAGATAGTGCTCGTTATCCCACTCTGAACCCAATCTGTAGAGTTCTCTGAGAAGTTTTCGGAACACATAACCCTGTTCCTTGTTGCTTGGGTAATAGCCAGAGTAGAGAAGCTTCTCGCAAGCCTGAATTAAAATCTCCTCTGGGGTTTCATCGTTTACTCCGTTCACAAACATGTTAAGTCTTTGTAGGCCGAAGCCGACGTCGATGCACGTTCCAAGTGGGTTTACGATGTTTCCAATCTCGACGTCGTCCTTGAAGAACTCTGTGCAGTAGCCACCAATTTGTCCATCGGTCCATTTGCACTCTTCGTCTGGTCTGATTTCTACGTCGTAGTTGTCGTAAAGACTTTTCCAGTCTTCGAACTTGTCTGGGTGGATTGTTACGTAGTCAACCTTGATTTGTAGAACTTCCTCTACAAACTCCATCCAAAAGTCAACTGCTTCTTGAACCGTTAAAGTTCTAAAGGAGAATAGACCGATCATGTCGAAGTAGAGATAATGCGTTCCATCTCCGATCTCTTCCAAGTCGTTTAGTCGGATACAAGACTGAACGTTTGCTAATGTTCCAGTTTCGTCTGACTTAAACTTGTCTTTGAACTGCTGCATCCCTGCAGGGCAGAAAAGAGTTGTATTATCATAAGGTCGAACATTATCATCTAATTGAAAATGCACTCCCCTCTCTTTGCAAAATTGCTCGTATAAATCGACTATGTCCATTTTAAATCCTCCCTGTCTATTATTATAACACTTTTAGGTAGTTTTGTCAAGTAGAAAGGATAAAAAAAACCCCGAAGGCGAACCAACGGGGTCAAAGGAGTAAATAATATGAAAACTATTCCTCGGACTCACCTTCTAAAGTAAAGTTTTTGCCTTCGGAAACAAATTTTCTGATAATCTCTTCATCCATAATGTCGAACACTACAGAGCGAAATTCATCATCTTGCAACTTATCAAGCCACTGAGATCGTTGGAATTTATATTCCTTACCGTCTGATGAATAAATCTTGTTCCAAGCACCTGCTTTAAATCGATCCGAACCTGATGCCCTAAGAGCCTCAAGCCACGATTCTTGATCTTGGATTCCAACATTATCACCCCACAAGATCTTAAAAGCACAAGTGCGCCCTTCGGATCCAAATCGGGATTTTTCAACCTTCACTTTCACTTCAGAACCAATTCGAAGACCAGTCGGATCTGTTACAAATGCTGCTTTCGCTTTTCGTTTTGTTAACCAAATACGTAGCGAGCAGAAATAACCAATCGCCTTACCGCCGGGAGCGATATAGGGTGTGGTCATTGCCTCGGCAACATTAGAGGTAATGTTAGTTTTAAGTTGATTGATCAACAACATTGTGCATTGTTGATTTGCTAACGGAATAATCAATTTAGGAAATGCTTTCGCAAAAATCCTTGGTTTCACAGCCATTGTTGACTGGGGATTGAAGTCGCTTTCCAACTCCTTCTCAGAAGAGGTGGCAGCGATTGAGTCCCAAATAAACAAAAATTGTGTCTCCGGATACTCCGTCATTAAGTCTTCAATGGTCTCAAGAACTTTCTCAACGGAAACTCCCTGAACATACATGAAGAGGTCTTCAACATCAACACCAGAACTCAATAAGAATGCTGGGTCAATGGCGGACTCTGCGTCAAAATAAACAACACAGTGACCTTTCTTTTGTG